TCTATCGCTTAGGCTCACCTACCAAGCGTATCGTTGCCGCTGGTATTGCTGCTCTACGCAAGCAAGGTGAACGTGCATTTGCCTAATATAAATTAGGTTTCACTAGATGAGGAGAGATATATATAATAGTATCTCTCCTCTTTTTATTTTATGGGTATATAATGGAAATCAAAGTCAACATTGAAGAATTAAAGAAAAATAAACTGTTTATTGCCACGCCCATGTATGGTGGTATGGCTCACGGTTTATATGTGAAGTCTTGCCTCGATTTACAAACAACATTTTCAAAATATGGAATTGAAACAAAGTTTTCTTTCCTGTTTAACGAATCACTAATCACCAGAGCTCGTAACTATCTGGTCGATGAATTTCTCCGAAGCGACCACACGCATATGCTGTTTATTGATTCGGACATTCACTACTCACCTCAGGATATTATCGCATTGATGGCATTGGATAAAGATGTTATTGGTGGTCCCTATCCTAAGAAATCTATGAACTGGAATAATATTGCTCAAGCAGCAAGAAATCATCCTGACATGGATCCAAAAGAACTTGAGAACCTAGTTGGCGATTATGTGTTCAATGTGGTTAAAGGTACAAATCAATTTCAAGTTTCAGAACCACTTGAAGTATTAGAAATTGGTACTGGTCATATGATGATTAAACGCCATGTATTTGAAAAGATGGCCGCTGAATATCCATTGATTCGTTATAAACCTGACCATGTTGGTCAAGCTAACTTTGATGGTTCACGATACATTCATGCTTACTTTGATACTGTTATTGACACAAGTGAATCAATTACTGGTGGCGGTTCAGAAAGATATCTAAGTGAAGATTATATGTTTTGTCAGATGTGGCGTAAGATGGGTGGTAAAATCTATCTGTGTCCTTGGATGAGAACTCAGCATATCGGTACATATGCGTTTACTGGTAATATGCCAGCTGTTGCTCAGTATACCGGTAAGTTATGACAACAACCAGAGTTGAAGCGATTGAAGATGCTATCAAAGCGTCCCAAAATGCTACGACTGGTGGTCGCAAGTTTGATGGTGGCAAACCGCAATATGGTTTGTTACCACCACTTGCACTAAAAGCTACAGTTGACATTCTTACATTTGGTGCTGAGAAGTATGAACCTGACAATTGGAAATATGTACCAGATTCCAAGAGAAGGTATTTTGATGCCATGCAACGACACTTGTGGGCATGGAAAGAAGGTGAAGTGAATGACCTTGAATCAGGTAAACACCACTTAGCTCATGCTATGTGTTGCCTTATGTTTCTTTATGAACACGATGTCAAATATTCGCCTGACAAATAAGTTTAAGTGTAGTATAATGAAGTTTCAATTACAATATGGAGTATGTTATGCAATTATCAAGTGATACAATTAAGGTATTAAAGAACTTTGGTGTGATTAATCAAGGTATCTTTTTCAAACAAGGCAAGGTTCTAAAGACCATGTCCTCTGGCAAGAACATTCTTGCTGAAGTAACAATCAAAGAAGAAATTCCAACCAACTTTGGCATCTATGACTTGAACAAGTTCCTGTCTGTGGTTTCTTTACATAGTGATAATCCAACTTTTGAGTTTAGTGAAAAAGAAGTTAAGATTGTTGGTAACAAAGGTCGTAGTAAAATCAAGTATCGCTTCTGCGAACCATCTATGATTAATACACCACCTGAGAAACAGTTGGCCATGCCATCACCTGAAGTATCATTCACACTATCTGCTGAAGATTTTGCGTGGGTTATGAAGGCGTCTGGTGTTCTTGGTTCACCACAGATTGCGGTTGAATCTGATGGTTCTAAAGTAACAGTTCTTGCTTTTGATTCATCTGATAGTTCTGCTCACACCGATGCACTTGAAGTTGCTGATGGTAATGGTGATAAGTTCCGTTTCATCTTTAAGACAGAGCATCTTGCTAAGTTGTTTGATGGTGCCTATGATGTGCAAATCTCATCTAAGGGTATCTCTAACTTCAAACACAAGACAGTAGAGTTACAATATTGGATTTCTACTGAAACTGGTTCTACATTCACAAAGGCCTAATATGACAGACTTTGATTACCAAAGTTTCGATATTACAGATGAGCAGTATCTTGCGGTGTTAGAAATGGAAAAGTCAAAGCTATTGCACTTCTATTATAAACCGCAAGAAGAAGGCACAGGCCATTTCAACACAGCTGCTTCTGTTTTACAAATGCGTATTGATGAGATTAAATCTCAAATTTGATTTTTTATATTATATTATGAGGTATTGTGATGGAACAATTATTGTGGACAGAGAAGTATCGTCCTAAAAAAATCCAAGATTGCATACTGCCTGAACGGTTGAAAACACCGTTTCAGGAGTATGTTAATCAAGGTAAGATTCCAAATCTTCTTCTAAGTGGTGGTGCTGGTGTTGGTAAGACCACAGTTGCAAAAGCCATGTGTGAAGAAATTGGATGTGATGTAATGGTTATCAATGGTTCAGATGAATCTGGTATTGATACCTTCCGTGTTAAAATCAAAAATTTTGCTTCGTCTATGTCGCTTGCTGGTGGTCGTAAGGTCATCATCATTGATGAGGCAGATTATCTAAACCCAAACTCAACACAACCTGCTTTGCGTAATGCGATTGAAGAATTCGCAAGCAACTGCTCGTTCATTTTCACCTGTAACTTTAAGAATCGTATCATCGACCCACTCCATAGTCGATGTGCAGTTATTGACTTTCAACTAAAGAGCAACGAAAAGAGCCAGATGGCCTCACAGTTCTTTAAGAGAATTCAATCGGTTTTGCAAAGTGAAAATGTAGAGTATGATGACAAGGTAATTGTTGAGTTGGTGAAGAAACACTTTCCAGATTTCGCCGTGTGATTAATGAGTTGCAAAGATACAGCCAGTTTGGTAAGATTGATACTGGCATTTTGGCACAAATCGTTGATGTATCAATCAATGATATCATTAAGTTTATTAGAGAGAAAGACTTTGGTTCAATTCGTAAATGGGTTGCAAGTAACGATGTGGATGCTACGACATTTTTCCGCAAGTTGTATGATAACTTGTATGAAGCTTTAAAACCACAATCTATACCACAGGCCGTTTTGATTCTCGCTGACTATCAATACAAACAAGCGTTTGTTGCTGACCAAGAAATTAATACGGTTGCTTGTTTAACAGAGTTGATGGTAAATTGTGAATTCAAATGAACGATATCTCACTTAATATATTGAAATGGATACATGATGATTGGAAATCTTACCCTCTACGCTTTACAATTGAACTATTGGCTTGGGCTGTCAGTATCGGATGCTCTCTCACAATGGCTCTCACAGTTCCGAATCCGCCCCTACTTGCCCTTTATCCGGTATGGATTTCTGGTTGTGCTATGTATTGTTGGGCTGCTTACACTCGTAAATCTTTTGGGATGGTTATTAATTACTTGCTACTTACTGCTATTGATACAGTTGGCTTAGTGAGAATGTTATGAGTAATCCATTTGACTATGTAAATGCAATCCTTCAGAACAAAAAACAGATTATAGTTGATGAAATTACAGAGAAAGATTATGTACCATTTATGACTAATCGGTCTCTGTCTTACCATAAAGACTGTATAATCTACGCCAATGAGATGAATCAAAGGCACTTTCTCGACAAGAAGCTTCAAAACGACTTTTTACTAAATACCGTAAGGTCTGCAAAACGACCTTTCGCAAAGTGGGTTAAGTCTGAGAAAAGTGAAGATATAGAATGTGTGAAGATGGTCTATGGACTGTCAGATTCTAAAGCTCGTGAAGCTCTACGCCTACTTAGTGATGAACAAATCCAACAACTAAAAGAAAAAACCGAAACGGGTGGATAAACATCATGGTAGATTTAAGCAAGTTCGTTGAAGTAACTCTCAACGAGCAGGATGATTTTTTGAAGGTTCGTGAAACACTAACACGGATCGGTGTGTCATCACGCAAGGAACGAATTCTATACCAGTCTTGCCATATTTTACATAAGCAAGGCCATTATTATATCGTGCATTTTAAGGAACTGTTTGCTCTTGACGGCAAACCGGCCAATATATCAGAGAATGATATTCAAAGACGAAATGCAATTGCTAAGTTACTGGAAGAATGGGGTTTAATTACAATTATTAATCCACAGATTATGATTGACAATATTGCACCATTACACCAGATTAAAATTATATCATTCAAAGAGAAACATGAATGGGAATTAGTAACCAAATATAATATTGGTAAGAAGCCAGATTCATTGTATTGACTTCACCTTAGGACCGACTTATGGTACGAAGCGTTTTAAAGCGGACTTGACGTTACGAAATCGCTGGATCCCGTAACCAGCAAATCACGGTAACATTGTGGCATGATTGCCACATTTTGCCACTCCCTATGTTATAATGGTTGTATTATGAAAATAGCTGTTTGTTCCGACCTTCACCTTGAATTTAAAACTATTGCCCTCACTAATGATGAAGGTGCGGATGTTCTTATTCTTTCAGGTGACATTTGCGTTGCTAAAGATTTATTAGAAGTGGATAGTCCTGACTTGAAAGATAGTAGAGGTTCGGAAAAGAGCCGCCGTATCCATGATTTCTTTTATAATTGTTGCAACAACTTTCCTCATGTAATTTATATTGCTGGTAACCACGAGCATTATCATTACGATTTTAAATATACAATTTCTCATTTGAAGAAAATGTTAAAGTATTTGCCTAACTTGCAAAT